GCCTGGTGTAAGAGAATCAAAAGCACTTACTAAACTTTACCGAAAAACAGATTTACAAGCATACAGACCTGGACCATTAAAAAATGTTTTAAGTGGTATGAAAATGAGAATACCTTCACTAGAAACAGCAGTAAATAATAATAACAAAGATGTAATACTAAAAGAAGTTGCAACCATAGAAGATCTAGTGCAAAAAAACTTTGGCGTTGCTAATTCTATCACAGAAGGATTTCCACAAAAGTTTCCGTACGAATTAAAACAACCACTGCAAGAAATTGCATCGTCAACTGGTATAAGACTTGGAGGATTTAAAGAGTATGCAAAAGAAGCTAGTTACCGTGGACAACAAACAATGGGTGGCGGATCGAACTACCGTGAGTTTTTATTTAAGTACAATCACAAACCTGGATCACTGCGTAATACAGAACCGACATACACATACGCGCATGACTTTGGATTAGGAACTTCACAACGTGCAAATGCATTTGTACACATGCGTACGTCTGATAGAACAGATGAATTTGGTAGAAGAATATTACACATAGAAGAAATACAATCTGACATGCACCAACCAATAAACTCTGCAGCAAGAAGAGTTAAAAAAGCACAGGCAGCAGGACAAACAAACCAACGTGCATACCAAGATGACCTAAGACAATCAAAATATGCAGATCGTGGCGATTTGGTAAGAGAGACAGATAATGCAAACGAGCAGCAAATGATGTTAATACAATCCAAGATAGAAGATTTATTATCAATGCCACAAACAAAACAAACACAAGTACGACTAGCAAGATTAAATAGAGAGCGTGCAAAGATAAGAAATATTATTGCCGAGAAACGAGCAGCAGCTGGTTCTGGTGACAATAGTGGCATACCTCAAGGGCCATATTCTAAAACAGAAGATTATAACGAATTTGTTATGAAGTATGCACTTAAAACAGCACAAGAAGGTGGGTATGATGGTATATCTATATCAACACCAGCAATAAAAAACAGAAGTACATCAGAAGGCAGCAGAGATTACATAGGTAACCTAACTGCTTACGGTCCAATAGCAGAAGGGGCAATGAAAAAAGTGTCCAAGAAAAGTGGTGCAAAATTTATGAAATCTGTTATAGTTGATGACGACAATAGGGCTTATGAAGTTCCAATGTTGCTAATAAAGGATAATCCACAAGCAATAGATAGAATTTCTAAAGGATTGGGCGCATACAAAAGAGGGGGAATAGCTATAAATGGCTGATGATAATAAAAACAATATAGATAAAGCATTAGAAGCACTCACAGGTGCACTAGAGATAGAACCTACTGGTGAGGAAATAGAAATTAACCCTGAAAAAGGTGTTGACTTTGAATCTGATGTAGAACTACTAGAAGATGGTAGTGCAGAAATTAATTTAGATCCAAACGCACCAACAGATCTATCGCAAGTACCACATAATGCTAATTTAGCAGAATACATAGAAGATAATGAATTAGGTAGATTTGCAAGTGATCTACTAGCTGAATTCGAATCGGATCGTGATTCAAGGAAAGATTGGGAAGATACCTATATCAAAGGCCTTGATATGTTAGGCTTCAAATATGAAGACCGCACACAACCGTTCGAAGGAGCGTCCGGGGTCGTACATCCCTTACTCGCTGAATCTGTTACACAGTTTCAAGCCCAAGCGTATAAGGAACTTCTCCCCCCAAGCGGCCCCGTACGAACTCAAGTTGTAGGGTTAGAAACACCTGAAACAAATCAACAAGCACAACGTGTGCAAGAATTTATGAATTACCAAATAACAGAGGTGATGCAAGAATACGATCCGGATATGGACCAGTTATTATTTTATCTACCGTTATGTGGTTCTGCATTTAAAAAAGTTTATTATGATGGGTTAATGAAACGTGCCTGTGCAAAATTTGTTGCAGGAGAAGATCTTGTTATAAATTACATGGCAACTGATTTAGAGTCAGCTGACAGAATTACACACATTATAAAAACAAGTGGCAACGATATACGTAAACAACAATTACAAGGTTTTTACCGTGACATAGAATTACCAACTGGACAAGTTGATTCTGATGACGTTGCTGACAAAGTAGATGAATTAGACGGAGCAGAAAAAAGTTATGGCTCTAGCGATGAAGAACATACAATATTGGAAATGCACATAAATGCAGACGTGCCAGGATTTGAAGATACGTCTGGAGTTAAATTACCTTACATAGTTTCTATTGACCAATACTCACAAGAGATATTGTCGATAAAAAGAAATTACAAAGAAGGTGATCCAAACTTTATGAAGAACCATTATTTTGTACATTACAAGTTCCTCCCTGGATTAGGCTTTTATGGATTTGGTCTTATCCACATGCTCGGTGGGTTATCAAGAACTGCAACAAGTGCTTTGCGACAATTAATTGATGCAGGTACCCTTGCTAACTTGCCAGCAGGTTTTAAGGCACGTGGCATGCGTATACGCGACCATGATGAACCTTTACAACCGGGTGAGTTTAGAGATGTTGATGTAACAGGACAATCAATAAAAGAATCATTAATGATGTTGCCGTACAAAGAACCATCAGCTGTATTATTTCAACTATTAGGTTTTGCTGTTGATGCAGGTAAATCATTTGCTGCCATAGCAGACATGAAGATGGGTGAAGGCAATGAACAAAATCCTGTAGGCACGACATTAGCATTAATAGAGCGTGGCACAAAAGTTATGAGTGCCATACACAAAAGATTACATTATGCACAAAAAATAGAATTTAAACTATTAGCAAAAGTATTCTCTATTTATTTGCCACCACAATATCCTTACATGGTTGTTGGTGGAAACCAAATGATTAAGCAACAAGACTTTGATGATAGAGTAGACATACTACCCGTGTCAGATCCTAATATATTTTCTATGGCACAACGTGTTACATTAGCGCAACAACAATTACAACTTGCTAATGCAGCACCACAACTACACAATTTACGTGAAGCATACAGAAGAATGTATGCAGCAATGGGTGTTGATAATGTAGAAACATTATTATTGCCTGACCCAGGTAATCCACAACCTATGTCACCTGCAATGGAAAATGCTGGTGCAATGCGTGGCAAAGAACCAAAACCATTTCCTATGCAAGATCACACAGCACATATATCTGCCCATGCAGAATTTATGTTTACAAGAATGGTACAAATTAACCCGCAGTTATATGCAATGCTGCAGGCACACGTATCAGAGCATATATCGTTGATGGCGAGTGAACAAATGCAGCAAAAGTATGGACCACAGTTTGAGCAGTTACAACAAGCAATGCAACAGGCACAACAAAACCCACAAGCAGTACAACAATTACAACAGCAAATGGACCAGTTAGTAAACCAACAAGCATCAGAACAGGCAAAAATTGAAGCAGAAATGACAAAACAATTAGCGTCTGATGAGGAATCTAGAATAAGCAGAGAAGCTCAAGATCCACTTGTTAAATTAAAACAACAAGAAATTGATTTAAAAGCTATGGAAACTCAAATGAAAATGCAGAAAGACATGGTATTTGACGCAGAAAAAATTGATATTGAAAGAGATAAGTTAGAAGCGGACACTACTATTAACTTGATGAAAGTTGCAGCCGATGTTAATAAAGAGGATTCTACAGAGGCAATGGCATTATTAAAAGAGAACATGGCAAACACTAGGGAAGCCATGAAACAAAAAGCAAGTAACAATGGAAACAGAACAAACAAAAAAACTACTGACCAAGCTTAGAGACGCAATGATAAAAATAGAAGAAGCTGCAGAAAGCGAAATAAAATGTAGTGACGATTATTTACAGGTTTGTGGAGCCTTGATGGCTGTAACAAGAAACATGTATGAAAAAGCTTTAGGAACAGAACAGACAAAAGAAATGTTTGTAGCTGTTGCTGAGAGTTTTGATTACCAACAAGAAGTTTTGCATTTCTTTAAAGATATGCCAAAACCAACAATACATTAGGAGGTAGTATGCCAAAAGTAGGTAGTAGATCGTTCCCCTATACTTCTGCTGGTGCACAGCAAGCAACAAAGCATGCACGTGCAACAGGTCAAAAGATGACAATGAAGAAAGGTGGTTCTACGTCGGGTAAAATAAAAAAAGTAATAAAAGGACTTAACAAAGCTTCTAAATTACATGCCGGTCAAGCTAAAACCTTGAAAAGCGTTGTAAAAAAGAAGGCAAAAAACAGGAGGTAAACATGAAGTTACTAAAAGATTTATGGGCTCACTTGAAAGAGTGGAGTGACTGGAAACTTAAGGACTGGATTAAAGCGGCTATTGTCACATTAGTAGTTATAGTAATAATTGGAGCTATTTAGTGGTCGACAGAAGATCAGAATATTTAAAACGTAAAAACACTCCGACCCCTTTTAACCAGGGGCCGGAGATGCAGAATTACAATCGTATGATGGATTTGCAATCACAAGCACCTAGCTTTGTACAAAACGATCCACGCTTAAACGAACTTAAAGATGCAAGAAGAACATACAACCGTTTTGATAAATATAAAATAGGTGAACGCCAAGGTGTAGCACCTTTGGACGTACAACAACAATTTTCTAATCAAAGTAACATGCTTAGAAACGCTGCACCAAACGCTTATTCGACAATGTATCCTATTCAAGATTTTGCTATGAAGTATGGTGAGACTGGTGGATTATTTGGTTTGGCGGCAAAAGAATTGTTTGGTAAAGTTTCTGACTTTGGAAAAAGTATGGCTAACAAAGAAGGCATAGCAGGAGCTGCTGATACAGACGAGGCAGAGATGCAAGATTATGCAGCACAGACTTTTGGTATGGGCGTACCATACCCACAACAAGATTTTGGACAACAAGATTTAACACCAGAAATAAGACCAGAAATAAGCATTGAATTTGATGGTATCAAAGGGTACACTTCACCTATTCAAGAAACATTAATGTATGATGAAGATTTAGTTCCAAACTTACCTCCATTTATAGATAAGAATACAAGAAACGAAGTTTTTGCTGAGGACGTAGATGATCTTCCTGTTAACACAATTAATAACACAAGAACAATACCAGGATTAATAGAACCTGTGCCACTACAAGAAGATATAGAAGGAATGGCACCTCCAGTGTTGCCTACTGAACCATTACCTTTTAATGATAGTTTAAGAGAAGCAGGAATAGCATCCATGTACGGTCAAGGACCACAGTTTGCGACAAACAACAGAAGATACGAAAACGAATACAGAAACTTTTTAGCAGGCATGTCTGATACTATGAAACAATTTGGACCTGTAACTTACGAAGAGTTTGCTGACGCATACGAAAAAAGATACCAAAGGAAACCGCAAGTAGATTTTTCTAGGACACTAGTAAATAGATAATGGGCAGAGATGCTTATATAGCAGGAAGAAGCGGATCTAGAAGTTATGCTGGTTCTGGAGGATCTTCCAATGCATCTTTTCAAGCTGGTCAACAAGAACGTCAAAGAGATCAAAATAATAGACAAAGTAATCAATCACCACCTAAAGATAATAGAAGCAACAACGAAAAACTAGCGGATCAATTATCAAGATTACAAAATCAAGGAAAAGCAGACACTGTTCAAGCTCAACAATTAAAATATCATTTAGCGGAATCAGATGCAAAAGCACCTCAATTTCATGCGGACGGTCGTCCGATGTCTTATTATGAAAAACTAGGTTTAGCTGACAGCGGTCAAATACCAGGCTACATGCAA